ACCCGACGGAGGCTTCATCTCACGCGCTGGCTGACGCGCGGGGATGCTCTTGATCGACTCGGACGGCGGCGGGGGCTGGTTGATTCCGCTGAGGAAGGACATCATGCCCGCCAAACCGCCCGCGGGAGCTGGAGGAGCAGGTGCAGGTGAGGGAGCAGGAGCCGCTGCCTGCTGCTTGAACTGCTGCGTCTGCGTCTGCATAGCCTGTGCCGCCATCTGCCGCGCGATATCCGGGTTGTTCTTGAGAATCTCCTGGATATTCGGGACTGGCGCCTTCATTGCCATCTGGTTGGTGAGATGCACCATATACACCATGAAGCATGTGCGCATCGGGATACGCACGAGAGGATGCATACGCATGTTCTCGCCGTACAGGTCATACACTTCCTCAAAATCCTCCTCCAGATCCGCAACATTCATCTGCGCGCTCTGGGACAGCCCGTCCAGCTGGAGACCGAACGCCTTCATCATCGCGACGTTCTTGGATCCCCACTCCAGCGCGGACATGCCGGTAATGAACCACTCAGAGAACTGCTTGATGGTGGAATCCATGGCCTTCTCGCGGCGCACAAACTCCAGCTCCATCTCCATCTCATCCAGCGGCGAGTCCATGGTGAAGCGCTTGCGCATCGGCACACCGAGCTTGTTCAGGCGGTCGAACTTTCGGAGGAGCTCGTACTTGCGCTTCATGAGCGCATCATCGGACATCTTGGGCTGCACATTCACGGGCTTCAGGTAAGCCTCGGCGTTCAGGTTCTCTACACCGTCCCACGTCTTGGTGGCGCCGACGTCGTTGGCGGACGGAACGAGCTTGGGCGGCTGGAGAGGCTCGGGCGGCAGGTCGGTAAAGTCCAGGCTGACCTTCTCCAGATCGGCCATCTTCGTATCGGGGGCTGCCATGGCGGCAGTGTTCATAAGTAGATCTGCACCGGGAACTTCGCTGCTCATTATCTGATTATCCGCATCCTCTTCCTAAGATTAAAACGCGGGGGGCGGGTGTTCCAGGAAGTACAGACCCTGCAAGAAGGAATCAGCCAAGTCGTCCTTCTTCTTATGCGACTTGAAGAATGCCAACTGGCAGGGCGGACACAGGGCCTCACAATGCACGATACCTGTCTTCTTGCGTCCGCGGTACGTCCCTGTCGCATCCGTAGAACAGGTCATGTTGTCCAGCTTGTGGATGGCCGATACTCCCTTCGTCCTGAACCCCCGGCAGGCAAAGTACATGTGCAGCATGGCTTGCACAGCAAACATCCGGCGATCCAGCTGGTTCTCAAAAATGATAAGATCCGCACCTGCCCACCAGGCTGACCTACGATCCAGGGATTCCACAATATCACCTACCAGATCCAAGACACCTCCTCCAGCTGCACGAGCATTGCCTTTGAACTTTGACCATCCTGACTTGTTCATTTCCGCCCATACTTGTGCCACCAGCGCTGGCTTCTTCTGTGTCGCATCAATCCCGTGCGATCGCGCCATCTCCTGAATCTCTGCCACTGTCTTCTTGTTCAGTCCCGTCTTGGTCGCTGCCACTCCCTTGGGGCGATGACGCGAACATGCTTGTGTCCCCGGACCATTTTGCACCCACATGGCGGGCTTGGCGCACTTGTAACAGGCTGTCCTCGCAATCCCGTTCTTCTCCCCTACCACGTCGATGACATCCCATCCCGTGATCCTCATATCTGTTCTGGAAGTCCCTTCGAGAACACATACGGCTAAGTTTCGCAAACCAACGTCAAAGCTTACTAATTTCATTTACTGCGCTACTTGAACCAGCGAAATTAGCGTTGACTTTTTATCGCTCTTATTGAAAGGTATCCCCCTCTCCGTAAGCAGCTGACGGAGTTCTGCGACCGTCTTGCCCGAGACATCTACGGCGTCCATGGTCTGGACCTGCGCCTCCTCGACCTCCTCATGGACCGATACGCGGTCGTCCGTCTCCGGGACGAGCTCGCCAACCGGCTCCATCTCGGGCACGTGGGCCTCCTGTACCTCATCATGAGACTCCAGGGGCGGCAGGTCGGCGTACTCATCCTGCGGCGCCTGCTCCTCCTCGTGTAGCTCAGGCGGCAGGCTGGCTGTAAAGGAGACCGGTGGGGCCGTCACGGCGACAGCCAGGGCGTTGATCGCCTGAGACATGCGCGACTGCTGAATGTAGAGCCAGGCGACGAGACCCGTGAGGACTAGAACGATTCCGGCGAGTAGAGCAACGATTCCGTGAAAGAACTCCATTTTATGTTCTTGCCTTAGTTTTTACCCTGCTTTTAAACGCCTATCAGACGGCGCCGACGTGTTGAGCGAACAATCTTGGAACCCTTCCGCTTGTATGTTTTAGCCTTTCGTCCTGCGACCTTGGGGCGACTGGACTTGTAAAAATCAACGTCCGCTTGATCCTCGGGGAACACAAGTTTTCCAAAATGTGTCTTAGGGGCTGCACCTGAACGAAGAAGGAGCTTCTTAATCTGCTTAAACCGTTCAACCTTCGCGGGATCGCTGGATTTCTTTATGGCGATATCTGCAACTCCACGATACGTCTTTCCCTCAAGCTCAGTAGGAAAATTCGGGATGTGTTTGTCAAACTGATTATTGAAATTTGGTCCTTCAAAGGTTCCATCTACACGATACGTTCCAGGAAACTCCTTAAGAAGGGTATCTACCATCGCAACGTTGGCATGAAGAATGGCATACATCATAGGACGCAAACGGAATATTTCGCTATTTAACTTTTCACGAGGAGTGTCTGACCCAAACTCCGAAAAAAACTGAGATGCGTGCTTGGAAAAGTTAGCGGCATCGCTACGCTGAAGATCATCCGCTATTGTAGCTAGATACTGGTCTTTCAGGCTCGGTTCAGACGGACCCGATGAGATTGACCTGCGATTATTTCGGTTCAAGGCGGATGCAGCAAGATACGCCATTCTTATACGTTATTGATGAAATGTTTTATTTTTTCTCAGAAATCGTCCAGGTCAGTCTTGATCACCATATCTTCCTGGCGAGCCCCTACCCCTGCCTTGGAGTAATCAGAAATACGGCGCTCAAAGAAGTTGCCCTTGCCCTCCATCGAAATCATGTCCATAAAATCAAAGGGGTTCTGAGCATTGTAGATCTTGGAAATCCCCAGCTGCACGGCCAGGCGATCGGCGACAAAGTGAATGTACTGCTGCATGAGCTTGGCGTTCATGCCGATGAGCGAGCACGGCAGGGCTTCGCAGATGAACTCGCACTCAATATCCACCGCCTCGGTGATAATACGCTTGACCTCGTGGGCAGGGAGGGGAGCACCCATGTGGTACATCTCCACCGCAAACACAGTGTGCAGCCCCTCATCGCGCGAGATCAGCTCGTTTGAAAAGCAGAGCCCCGGCATCAGACCGCGCTTCTTGAGCCAGTAGATGGAGCAGAACGCGCCGCTGAAGAAAATGCCCTCAACGCACGCAAACGCGACCACGCGGGTCGCAAACGAAGCAGAGCTTTCGATCCACTGGAGAGCCCAACCCCCCTTGCGCTTGATGCAGGGAATAGTATCAATCGCGCGGAAATACTTCATCTGCTCCTGCTTATCAGATACATACTTGTCGATCAGGAGGGAATAGGTCTCCGAGTGAATACCTTCCATCGCATTCTGGAAGGCGTAAAAGAGACGGGCTACGGGAGACTCTACATCGCGCTGAAACCGGGTCGCCAGGTTCTCCTGGACGATGCCGTCGGAGCCAGCAAAGAATGCCAGGATCTGCTTGATGAAATCCTGCTCCTGCGGGGTCAAACTAGCCCAGTCCTCTCCGTCCTTGGAAAAATCAATCTCTTCGGGTGTCCAGAACGAGGCGACGGATTGCTTGTACAGCTGGTACAGCTTGTTCTCTTCCGGCTTGATAGGGAAAAGCGTATAGCGCTCGCCGAGGGTTGTCATGTCGTCTGTATATACCACGCAGAAAATGGTTAAATGCTTGTCTTCTCTTAAAAACAATAGGATGAGTAACTATTACCAACCCACGTCAAACATCTCGTTACTCAGACAGTTGTTTGGGACGACGTACGCGTTTGACTCGAATGCGAACGAATTCAAGACAAAGATTAACCTTGCTCTCCCAGGAGATCTGGCAGTGGGTTCAACAGATACATCTTACAACCTGTATGTGAATGGACACGCAGTGGTAACGACTATTACTATCAGTGAATCGGTAGGTACAGCAGTCTCAAACTGGGCTCAGTATCCAGCGGTGAGCAATGTGGATCTTGCGCAGTTTAGCATTCTGAACGCCTCAAATATCGCAACGACCAACATCGATACAACCACCATCAACGGTCAGCCAGTTGGTGGCAGTGGCGGACAAAATGATCCACGTCTCGTGATTACAGGCGCTGAAAGCATATACGTTGGTCTGAGTGCAGGGTGCAATGATGGGGGAGCTTCGCGGTCCGTCGGTATCGGATATCAAGCGGCCCTGAATAGTACGGGGGGCGGTGTGATTGCCCTGGGAGATGGTGCGGCTTATGGAAATGGTTGCAACCATGTGGTAGCACTTGGAACGGGAGCAGGTTCAAACAATGCCGGAACCAATGTCTGTGCGATTGTGAGAGGTGCGGCAATTGGAAATCTAGGACAAAGTGTTGTGGCCATCGGATACCAGGCGGGACTGAACAATTCAGGTGATTTTGTAACACTCATAGGCAACTCAGTGGCTACAGCGAATTCTGGTATGGATGTTTTAGCAGTAGGGCGCAATGCAGCCGACACGAACGCTGGAGACTCTGTGAATGCTCTCGGGTCGAACGCTGGATCCTCAAATATGGGAAATCACACGAACGCGTTTGGAGCACAAGCAGCCTTTTCAAATACTGGGACCAACGTGAATGCTCTCGGGTCTAACGCTGGATGGCATAACTCTGGAAATTCTATCAATGCTCTAGGAACATCGGCAGGATCCGCCAATAGTGGATCGGATGTGACTGTACTGGGAACACAGGCAGGTCTCAGCAATACAGGGAATAGAGTGTTTGCTGCGGGTCTGGGTGCAGCGTACCGGAATACTGGGTCAGATGTTTTTGCTGGAGGTTCGAACGCAGGGCAGAGCAATACAGGAAATAATCTGATTGCTCTGGGAGTCTCTGCAGCATATCGAAATACTGGGGATGATGTTATTATGATTGGGTCAGGCGCCGGTGCAGGAAATACTGGAAAAAGTTCGCTCATGATCGGCATAAGTGCAGGAGTATCATCGGCAGCAGAGACCAGCATCTTTATTGGAGGTAGGGCCGGGTTAGAAAGTATTGGTTTTGAGAATCTAGCAATCGGACTGGATGCAGGTGCATCTGGACAAGGCAATAACAATACCTTTCTTGGATCAGCAGCAGGGGCATCAAATACTGGAAATTATGTGATAGCTATGGGAGCAGAAGCGGGCTATAAGAATGCAGGGGCAGAGGTGATTGCTATCGGTACCACTGCAGCATCAGACAACAGTGGAAGTTCAGTGATAGCGTTAGGGAATGCTGCAGGACTGAGCAACACTGGGAATAATGTAATTGGAATAGGCAACGCAGCAGGGAAATACAATACGGGAGACGGACTGATTGCTCTTGGTGCTGGTGCTGGTATGAGCAACTCAAATACTGATGTTATTGTCATTGGATTATCCAGTGGCGTTGGACAGGTCGGAGACGAGTGTGTTGGAGTTGGTATTCAGTCTCTGTTTGGATCAACTGGGTACAATGTTACTGCCATCGGATCCTACGCTGGGTTCAACAATATTGGCGAAAGGACCACGTTCATAGGTACGCATGCCGGTGATTCGAGCGTAGGAGATTCAAATGTCGGAATCGGAGCATACGCGTATTTTAATGGATCGGGGTATTATTCTACTGCAATCGGAAAGTATGCGGGGGCATCGAACAGTGGAAATAATTGTACCTTCGTAGGTGCTGTAGCCGGTAAAGACTCTTCCGGAGACTACGTAACCGCATTTGGATATGCCGCTGGGCAATCCAACACAGGTTCAAATTGCATTTTCATCGGGGAGAACGCAGGACTATCAAACACCCTTGATAATCAGCTAGTGATCTCCAACTTGATTACCGGTGATTTCAGAAATGGCCAGGTCAATATCTCGGATCTCTATGTTGATACTATCAACGGGTCTCCGTATGGCAGTGCCGTTGGAATACATGTTGTAAAAAATGATAGTGTAACCCTACAACCTCCCGCGAAACGCATTCTTTGGACAGGTAGTACCTGGTCAAATGGCGTAGATTTAGTTGTAGATCAAGTGATTGTTGCTCAGACAGGGACATACAGGGTTGATTACGAAATGACGGTAGATACTAACGGAACAACAACAAAATTAGTTACGTGGCTACGTACGGATTCCAGCGATATAGATGGAACGTCACTTTATACTCTCAATGATGTCGCATCTCTCTGGCAGCCACATTACTCTGCAGTTGTGAATCTCTCTGCAGGAAAAAGCATAGATGTTATGTTATGCGGTAACGATCCAGACGGAGCTATACTCATTACTACTGATCCGGACCTTGTACCCGGCTGTCCATCGGGGTACAGCGCAAGGATGACGATCACGAAACTTGCATAACCTTCTGAATGCTAACCGCCGACACCCCCGAGTGCTTCGCGAAATCTTTGAGGAATGCCCGTGTCCGCGTCTTGTCGAGACCTCCACACAGCGTCTTCGCAATCAGTCCTGCCACCATCACTTTCGGCGTATGTTCAAGTTCCTCGTCGGGGTTCTTGAAGATAGCGCGAATAGACTCCAAGATCGTATCCCGCTGGGATTCCGATACTCCCAGTCCGTTCATCATCCGCTCTGCCAACGACAACTGGGTTTTCAGCAGGGGATTATCATCTGCCAAGATCCCGAAGCGCTGGATGGCTTTGGAGAGCGAGCGGGTAGAGACATCCACGATGACCGCAATCTCCTCGTGCGTCCGCGACACATCAAAGCGGCGGCACGCGACAAAGAATACGGCTCCCAAGAGTGCGCGACGGGTCTCTCCTCGCAGTTTGAGAGCGTCGTCTTGACTCTTCAAGAGCGAGCATGCTTCCTGCAAGATGGCTTTGGTGAATCCGTTACGGTAAGCGTACTGATTCACCAGTTCAAAGATGGAGAGCCACGAGCGCTCGGAATGAGATGCCAATGACCAGGCGGACAGGCGCTGGATGCTCCGGAAGCTGGCAGAGCCCACCTTGCGGTTCATCATCATCGATCCGTACGACGAATCAGGCAGCAGCTGGCTGATGGTTAGACCGACACGCGAGGGGTCTTCGTTCCGGTCATCGGCACCATAGTACCGCCACTCGGCACCTTCGTCAATAGATTGATCCAGCATAGTTCCACAGGAGGTGCATACGTGCTGTCCCTCCTCTACAACGATTCCGCGGGGATCGTGATCACACATACTTGCATCGGACATCTCGGGCGTATATTGAAGTTCGTTTTTGTCAGTTCATCTTTTGACGAAGAAACGCCATGGACGAGTCATCATACACAAAGGGGCGATACCCTGGACCGCTGCGCGCCGGTGCCCTGACCGTGCGCTGACCAGCGGGGGGCTGGATCCACGAAATCAAGATGGTGGAGGGACCGACGTTCCATACCTGAAAGCCCTGTTCCTGCAGGGTTTCCACAACATACTGAATGGCTTCGCGGTGGTCAAAGAGAGGATAGCCAAAGACAAACGACGGAACTTCAAACGCGAGATACGGCGCATCGTGGTTGGTGGCGGCATGCGTCTTGATCTGCGAAAAGAGGTTGGAGAGCACGGGTTTCATAGCCTGCATATTGATAGTTTTGCGTTGTTGTTCGTGTTTCCACAAATCAGTGGCCCGAATCATTTTCATAGACGCAGAAAAGAACACACAAGGATGAACATGAACTACACCATTTTAGGTTTGAATGGAGGTGGTATGCGCGGAGCCCTGCAAGTAGGGGCTCTTCGTGAGATTTCTGCAGAAAGGGGAGAACCGTATCTCTACAAGGTGTTTCATGGGGGGATGTACGGCATCTCTATCGGCGCAATCATGAGCGCCCTCATCGCTTTCAAGTTTTCAATTGACGATCTATCCCAATTTCTAGAATATCTCGCAAATATTCAGCACTCTGTTCAACCCCTGCGATTGCAGGCGTTTATTGGGTTTGGACTCACAAATGGTCTCGATGATGGCACACAGATGTTCAAGAAACTATCGGATATCTTTGCCGTCAAAGGGCTTAATCTTGAAACGCTAAAAGTAGGCGACGCAGCCGTACCTCTACATATCCTGGCATCCGATATTACCCATCTCAAGATTGTGCGATTCGGTCCTTCCACCCGTGTATGGGATGCCCTGCGTGCATCTATTTCTCTGCCCTTCATCTTTACACCGCACACGATCGGCGATTCTCTGTTTGTAGATGGAGCGGTTCTCTGCACCAATATCATGACCGCTATCCCGAAACATCAGCGGCCACAGACTCTCCTCTTGATGACAACGCATTCGGCATCTGTCACCCGAGACAATTACGTTGGGGTTCTTCCATTCTGTCGAACAATTATGGAATCGCACAATACACAGCGAGAGTATCCTGAAAACACGTGCCTATTGGTAGAAGACAATACGCAGATGTTCAGTTTCTGGGATAATCGCGGAGCCATTGAGAAACTACTCGCTGTCGGACGAGAGATGTACCTTCTGTTCAGGGCCAAGCGCCGACTTCAGGAAGCTGCGCATAACGCTGACAGTTCCAGGACCTAGGTATTCATACAGCTTAGACTTGGTTTGGAGCTTGAAGGCAGGATAAGCATCCACCTTGAACGTTTCACACTCGCGGCTATCGACATCGCAGTCAATCATCTTGACTTCTACTGTCTTTCCCCCATAGGTGAAATCTTTCACGATCTCAGAGAGGCTCTCAACCTTCGGGATCGCATCCTGGGAGTACGGGCACCACTTGACGTAGAAGAAATAGAAGGTCGCGCGGTTGGCAGCGAGGTCACTCTCGAGATCCAGCTCCACCATGCGGCTGGCGGGGAGAAAGCCGCGGAACGCCCAGTAAAATGTGACAAAGAGCACGAGAAGGAGCAGGGTAATCCCGCTGGCTTGCAGACCGGTTGTCAAGTAATCAGTCATGCGGTATTATTGGATAGAGGACAGACGTTATTTTCCGTTCCTTCGCATACCATTCGCGGTATGCTTTGTGAGCATCCACGCCTTTCGCAACGTTCCACATAATGTGATGCGTAAGGCGAGGAGGTTCTCCGGGTTTGGGCGCTACCACGAACCAGTAACCGTTGAGTCTGAACATTATAGAGTAAGGGCGTCCTGTGTTTAAGCCGGGAAGCCAACCAGGTTCGCGCCGATACCGAAGCCGGCACCCGTGCGCGCCGACGAGCCGACCGACGGGGCGTAGATGTCGAGGATGGCGAAGACGGCCAGGGCAGTCAGCGCAATCGTGCCGATCTCATCCGTGCGGAGCTTCTTGCCCGGCAGCAGGTAGCACGCCACGGCGACGGCGAGGCCCTCCAGGGCGTACTTTACCAGGCGCTTGACCAGGTCGGCGACGTCGATTCCCATAGACGGGGCGGCATGGGGGGCATCAGTCATATTGGTTTATACTTGTTGAAGGAGAAATTTTCAGCAGGGGTCATAATGGCAGGATACTTTGACGAGTCCTTTGTCACGATTATTATTCTATCATTTGTGGAAGTCTATGGCGACTTTGCACTTCGGTTCTACGCCCAGACGAACAAGGCGACCTACTTGATGCACGGATTGGTAGGGTATGCCGGAGTGGTGTATTTTCTAATACAATCACTGCGACTTGAGAATGTCATGTATGTGAATGGAATGTGGGACGGGGTTTCGGGGATCCTGGAGAGCGTGGCGGCATATGTCCTTCTTGGCGACCGCCTGAAAAACTGGGCTCAGTATCTTGGACTAGGACTAATTATCTCAGGTATCATCCTGATGAAAAACCACACGTCTTAAAGTGTCGATACAAAGTGCCACACCGCCTTGTGGGTGAGTGCCCAGACCACTCCAAAGACGAGAGCGTGTGTTAGGGCGACAGTGGTGGGCGAGCCACCCTTCGGTAGGCGCAGCACAACACCAGGGGTGAGGACGAAGAACAGGAGAGAGGCGAACACAGCCATCAGCAGCATATTGGTTTAATACTCACTAAGATATCTTCCCGTCTTCATCGCGAGACACAAAGTACTCTTTCATTTTTTCGTTGATAGTGCGATCGGTCAGCTCATACACGCCGTCTGCATTCACTTGAAGAATTCTACGAGGATCATCTATTCCAGAGAGTATTTCGTGGCGAGACATGTATTGCCGATTTTCCCGACTACCGTGCCACAGGTGATACACGTCTCCATCAATACATCCAATTGTATGTATTGATGCATTCAATCGTTCAAAGTACTCTTGATATAGTTTGAACCTGCATATGTCCCAGCCTAATGCGCGATGAAACCATGACGCTACCGATAAGGTATCTCCTCCACCAGTTATGGAATAGTCATAAAAACCATAGGTCCGATACCACGATCTCTGAAACGCCCAGGCGAACCCTGGATGGCTATGATCAGATGGACCCGCATATACGGTTCCAGGTTTTTCATCCTCAAATCCCGTTCCGTTATAGTTATACCATTTCACGTATGAAAAAGGCTGGACAATTGTATGTGTATCCAGCTTATCCGATGTATTGCGATACCATCTTGGATTGGAGAAGAGGATATCTGCATCCAGGAAGCATATTTTCGTATAGTTGGAAGGTATCCGTGTTTCCAGAACCCTGCACAGCCGCTCTTTATGGAACATCCAGCTAGATGTGCGTGCAATAAATGCTCCGGGAATACGCGGTTCTTGTCCGTCAAGAACGAGTTCAAGAACAAATACAGGTAGCGACAGCTTGTCTAAGTCTCGTCGCATATTGAAATAGTTCGAATAAACACGTGATGACTGGGTAAAATTAAACAGTACAATCCCAATCGCCATATCATGGACTCGAGCAGGTGGAGGAGGTGGGAGTGTTAGGGACCACTTTATATCAGTTCTCACCGACGGATTTGTAGGAACAACGAATAGTGGCTTTTGTTGAACAGGGTTTGAAGGTCGAGGAGGCGGTGGTTGCGGAGGAAGAGGAGGATAAGAAGATGCGATGTTCTTTTTTAAGTTGGTTTGCGGAATGACCGTCGCCGTAGATTTCTGCATCACTTGTATCCTCTCGCGTTTCTATTTTAACAATGCTGACATGACCATATATAAAATGAGCACGAAGCGCGTAGAACTACCCAAGGAGGAGGACGGTGCCCCGATTGACTATCTCGACGAGGATCCCGAGCTGCCCAACCAGCGCTACTGCATTGTCTCTTTCCTGTCGCCCGAGAAGGTTCTCGCCAAGAAGCAGGATTACTTTTTCCAGAAGTTCATGCAGTGGACCGAGTATGATTTCAAGGTCAATGGACTGGAGACACTGGCCTCCTACCTCTCCAACAAGTACTCGATCAAGATCGACGATATCATGAAGGATGTCCATGATTTCGAGAAGACCCATCGTGCGGACATCAAGAAGTCTGATATTCCCGAGCAGTACCAGGTGTTCCTGCTGAAGCATGAGAAGGAGATCCAGGAGTCGTTCGATCGCGAGAACAACTTCCAGTGCAATATTCGCGGTGTCAAGGTGCGCCGTGCGTTCCCTTCCTATGAGGAGGCCCAGCTGTGGTGCAAGGTCCTGCAGCGCAAGTACCCGAAGGATAATCTCATGATTGGCCGCATGGGCTGCTGGCTGCCGTGGGAGCCGTCTGAGCACCTCATGGAGAATGTAGAGTATGCCAACTCGCAGCTCAACGAGATCATGCGCAAGTACAAGGAGAACGAGGCGAACCGCGAGCTGTTCTTTGCGGAGGAGCGCGAGCAGTCGATCAAGGCGCAGAAGGAGGAGAATGCGCGTCGTCGGCTGGAGGCGGGTGTCCCGGAGCCCCCTGCGCAGCGTAATCAGCTGACGGATCTCCAGGTGCCCGTCCATCCTTCAGAGGGTGGAATGCGCGACTGAGGAGTCGCATTCCGTGGAATGCGCGACTGAGTCCGGGACTAAGTGCCGCCCTTCTTGACCCACACGGACGGCTCTTTGCGCATAGAGTCAGGGTTATACTCTGACGATGCCAACATTGTAGAAGCAAACGGCTTGTTATCCACCCACAGGGAGTCAGCACACAGACGAAACGGCGGGTGATCACTGGCTTTATACCAAAAGACCTGATCTTCCAGTTTATTGGATGCAGAGGAGTTGCAAATCACCAGGCACTCGTAGTTCTCTGTGCACTGATCCATAAACTGGCAGAACATATCAAACGTGGGAAACATACCCGCATAGTTCTCGTAGATACGCTTGCGGTTTCCGAGAATATTTTCACGCAGAATGAAGACGAAATCGACGTTCGTGCGCAGATTGGGGGTAATACCGAGAGGATACTGCATCGTAATCATCGTGGATAGATCGACGTGACGACCGTTCATGAACACGTAGCGCGTAGATTCCTCACGAATCCATGTGGCATCGTAGAGACAGTCGTCGAGAATCAAGAACGCACGGGGATCCATGGTCGTGGATTTTGTGTGATTGCGCTGCTGTTTAAGAGCCAACTGACGCTTAATGACATTCATGATAATTTCAGGCTTGTACTTGTCGTGAATGAGTTTGGAAGGAACCATGTGCTGAAAGAATTCGTTGGCGACTTCTGTTCCCGAAATGACAGTTCCGATAGGGTAGCACTCCTGAGTATGGAAGAGGATATCGCGCACCAAGAACGATTTGCCGGTATCTTTCTTACCTATGACAAGAATCATTGGCGATTTATGCGAGTCTATCGCACAGCGCTCTTTTATGACGTCCATGTTGAACTTTTTGATATTGAAGTTCATATTACCCAAGGGACTACATTCTATTTTTTCACGTATAACTAACAATGGTTCAGTACGTCAATCGGATACACACAGTGCATGTCAAGCCAAGGGATGCACTTGCAGTGTCTGCAAACATCCTAATCTTTTCATTGATTTATACGATTGCAGGCGCGTTCCTTTCGTATATCTTTTACTACACGTTTGATTCATACGATCCCGAGAAGGGAGACGTCAATGGTTGGGAAAAGAAGGGAATACTGTTCCAAGCTGGAGATATTATCGTTGAGATCGCCCTTATCTCACTGACCGCATTCTGGCTGGTGCATTACATCAACACCTCTACGCCCATTATTCCCGTTCGCAGTGGTCTAGAAGATTTCATTGATTCTTATACATCGGGACTCTTCTTCCTCTTCACTATCTTCATTTTCCTAGACGATCTATCGAACAAGCTGAAGTATGTGTTTCACCAACTTCTAGACAAGGTCTTTGACCGCTATTTTCCTGCTGCAGGATCTATCCTGGATGGCAGCCTACACTATAGCCCTGCACAGCGTAAAAAGATAAATAGCGCTTTCCTAGGCAATGTATAATGCCCAAGCCGACTCCCGATTTGAGGACAAACAACATTCCACTTGAAGTCCATCGATGCACCAACATCCAGGGACTTCAGGAGCAGGCGCAGAAACACTGGGGACTTCGGCGCATCCAACCCTTCTTTCCGTCCATTGAGAAGCTGTTCAAGCTGGACAATGTCAGGATGCCATACCATTATGGCATCCAGACGCGAAATACGATTCAGACGATTGTCGGCGAGTCGTCGATCTATTCGGGAGGAAAGGAAGTGAAGATTCACCTGAAGAAGACGATGCTGTACCCGTCCTACCGCGTGATGCGAGGAGAGTTTGCCGCAACAGGTCTGCCGAATAAGGAAGATATTGTAGATGCCACTCTTCCCCACCAGTCGGCACACAATGCTGCCTACGTCGGATCCCTAGCGTGTCTTGTCCTGTCCGAGTCGGGATGCCAGCATTTCCCAACCGTGTATGGAGTCTTTTCTGGCATTGAGGAGCGACACTCTATCGACATTTCCGATGACTACGAGGATCTCTGTGATCGCCCGTGGTTTTCTAGCCACATTGGTCATTTCTTTGATCTCCGTCTCCGCAAGAGTTCTGAGGCACCCGTCTTGGAACTGCAGGAGACTACTGAGACAATTGATCTCGGGATTGAAGATATTGATGCCCCCGATGTACCCCCAACCACTGCGGTTCCTACGCTGGAAGAGTATGATGCCGAGAATGAGCAGCCCGAAGAGGAGAACGAAGATGGCGAATCCAGCTGCTCCACCGACTACATCTTTGAGATTCATTCGTGCTCCAGCGGATCCTCCGATGATGAGGACGAGGACTACAACGAGGACAACGGAGGCGGTTTTACAGAGGAAGCCGAGAACCCCGATCCGTTCGCCCATGCGATTTTCAAGGACTGCCCGGTACAGGTGACTGTGATGGAAGCATGCACAGGAACGTTCTACCAGCTCTTCCGCGAGAACCCCGATACACTGAAACGGTGTGCGTGGATCGGACAGGTCATCTTTGCGCTCGCATTTGCCCAGCGCACGTTCGGGCTCTGTCACAACGACTTGCACGTGATGAATGTGATGTATGTCCCCACAGAGGCCGAGTATTTCTACTACAATGCGGGGGGTAAGATGTACCGCCTCCCCACGTTTGGAAAGCTGATCAAGATCATTGACTTTGATCGTGCTACGTATTCCGTAAAACTCCCGAAAATGCGCGAGTCCAAGTTTTTCATGTCTGATCAGTTCCAGCAGGATGAGGAGGCGGGAGGGCAGTACAATGTTGAGCCGTTCTACAACTCCAAGTATTCAGAAATCAAACCCAACCCCTCGTTTGATCTGGTGCGTCTGGCCACCTCGATGTTCTGGGACTGTTTCCCGAACGGACCCTGCGAGGAGTATGAGAACAATCCGATCTTCAAGATGTTCATGACGTGGCTGGTGCTGCCTGACGGACAGTCCATTCTGTTCCGCGACCCGCACAATGGCGATTTCAGCGAACGGTACCGTGGGTTCCATCTGTACAAGGCGATTGCCAAGTATTGTCGTGACACTGCGGTTCCGCGTAAGCAGATAGACAAGTTTGCATCTGTCTATCTCTATACGGACAAGGTCCCGCGGGGAGAGAATGTACTTTTTATAGAGCCTTAAGTATAATGGCGACATATGGTATTGATAGGCGTATAATTGAACTTCTTCGTACGTATCACAAATACGTACTTGTCCCTAAGCAGATAGGTCCAGAGGTTGCTCACGCACAAATTATAGTGAGCAAATGGAAAGGCGGATTTCCCGATACACTCTTGTCCATCTATGGCTCTGACAGTGGTAGTCATATTACACTCTCTATGGACGCTCAAACTGGAGACGTGAATATTCACTATGCATCAGACAACTTCAAGCCTGACGCAGAATTTATCAAAGAACTCATACGTAAATATGCAACCATAAAGATACCACCACCTGCTGCGCCCCCCGCCCCTACTACAGCTCGCCAAGGACTCGCATCTGCAAAAGCAGCCGCGTCAAATCTGTTCTCCAAGGCAAAATCTATATTCAGCCGTGGAGGAAAGCGTCATTCCACCCGCCGTCATCGTCGTCGTTAATTAAAACGACGGCTTTCCGACAAACATATCCTGTGCCGCCGCCGTTGCAGACGCAACGGTTGCAGCGACAGCCTCACCATCCCCACCCAGGGCAAACACCAGCCCGCCCGCACCTGCACCCGACAGAAGCCCAACCTTGGACGCATCTGTCCATTCAATGGGCTGCTGTTTGGTATAACGCTCAACGGCATAGACGATCACAGCAATCACGGCAACAGCGACTATGATTGCAAGAACACTTGTATCAATCATTTGAGTATTCTATCCTTCTTTGTTTATAGCTTTAGAACGAGCTCACCGTCCTTGGCCTCTACATCTACCTTCTCCTCCTTCTCCTCCTTCACCTCGGGGATCGTCTCCTCGGGGACATCGAGAGACACATCCTCCTCCGACAGCTTCATCTTCGGGATATCCTCGTCCTCATCATCCGTATCGTGCTCCCGAACCTCTGCTCCTCCAAACGATACTTCCTTCTTGACCTCAGGAACGGGCTCAGGAACCACGGGTACCTTCGTCTCCGTGTCGGTGGGCTGAATTACATCCTCGGCCGTCTGCGACTTCTCGGGAGATGAAAAATAGGTATTCACAATCGACTGCCAAGGGAGGAACGAGTCCAGGACAACATCAAACGTGGCATCCAGGAGCGCATCAATCTCCTTACGATTCCGCGCCTGCTGCTCGGTCGTCACGCCGAATGTGCGGAAGAGGTAGGCGTGCTCCCAGCATCGACGCGCGACCTCCTTGTACAGCTCATGCACAAACTTGGGCAGCGGCGGGCGCTCAAACTCCACCTCAATACTGTCCTTGGTCGAGCGGTACTGTACCGCGGCAAACGCGCGGAGGTAGGTAATCAGGACACCCGTCAAGAGCTCTTCCAGGTAGGAGCACTTGGAGGCAGACGTGATGCGCTTAACCTCGGTCGTGAGAACGTCGTCCGTCCAGGTGGGGATACGGGTCAGGAGATTCTGGAACGTCTTCAGGATCTGATCAGTCTGGTTATTCTTCTCGCAGATGGTCTTGGCGTTGTCATAGACGCTCCAGATGCCGTCAGAGATGTGGGGAAGAAGCATAATCGAAAAACGATTACGAATATGCTTCTTGGCGAATTGGACTTCTTCCTTCAGTGCGCCGGACATTTGTTCTGCCCGTCCATATCTTTATGTGTATAATGAACGCCAGTTCTCGGGGGCGATTGGGGCAAAGTCTGTCAGAAGAGTCTTCACCTCGCTCACACTGAGCTTCATGGGGAACTTGACTGGAATCCAGAACTTGTATGCCTTGGCACTCTCCTCATCCGAGATGCGCAGGAGGTTGATGCGCGATACCACTGTCTCCACGACCCGAATGAGATTGCGCATACCTTCCTCGCCGTTGGAGTATTCCTTGATGATGTGCTCGGCTGCCTCTTCCGTTGCTGAGAGATCGTCACGAGCGATGCCTGCATGCTTGAGAACCTCCGGCCAGACGTAGTTGGCGACAATGACCTTCTTCTCGGGATCCTTGTACCCTGGGCAGGTGATGACCCGCATACGGTCCTTGAGCACTGGATGAACCTTGCTCTCGTCGTTGAACGAGAAGACAAACAGGCATCCCGAGAGATCAAAGTCAATCCCCGCAAAGTAGCGATCGTGATACTGTGAGTTCTGCGAGCGGTCCGTGAGGTGAATGAGCATAGAGGTAATCTCCTCGCCGTGCGGTGTGCCGGAGATCTTGTCCAGCTCATCAAAGTAGAGTACGGGGTTCATACACTGAGCCTGCATGATAGAATCAATGATGCGCCCCCACGACGAACCCTCATACGTGTAGGAATGACCCGTGTAGTGCGCGATATCGGACGCACCGCCCAGAGAGAAGAACATGAACGGGCGCTGGAGAACCCCGGCAATTCCGTTGCGCGCAAAGCTCGTCTTGCCTACACCCATAGACCCCTTCATCGCAATGACATTGCCGACCGACTCGGGGTTGGAAATCCACTGTGCCAGGATCTGCATGATCTGGGTCTTGGCGGGCGCCATGCCGTAGGTCGCCTTGTCCATGGTCGCCCGCGCATTCTTCAGGAAATCAGAGCACTTCACGGGCTCGTCCTTGATGGTCACGGGCAGAGGGATGACCTTCCCGAACGGGATACGCATCACGCCGTCAATCCAATTGCGCATCTTCTGCGCCTCACCACTCTCAGGACCCATTCGCGTAATCGTATCGATGCGACGGATGAGATCAGCCTGGATCTTGGGAGTGGTGTTGAGTTCCAGTATCCGGAACTTGTAAGGCATCTCAGAGTCACCGATGAGATCAGCGATTGTGTACATCTTCTTGAGAATCGCCTTGCGAGCTGGCTTCTTCATCTCCTCGTAGTATGCCATCTCTTTGCGCGATAGTTGAAGAGGTGGTTCGGGAATCTCCTTCTCCTTGGTCTTACCACCCTTCTTCTCGTCCTCATCGCCAAGAACGATGAACCGAGGAGCACCGCGCCCAACCCGTGCGTTTGTACCCAGGTGGCGAGCCAGCATCGCCGCGATAAAAGACTCGGGTATCTCCTCGCCATCGTCATCTTCCTCTTCCTCGTCTTCATCTTCGTCAAAGCCGTCTTCGTCTTCGTCTTCGTCGTCGTCGTCTTCTCCGTTCAGATGGAGATGGATCTTGACACTTACCGGCATACCACTTGGGATCGTGATGCTTTGTGCATTCTCCTCTTCTTCCGTCCCCGACTCCTCTGACTCCTCGCCGCGATACGTTGAATCATCCTCGTCGTCCTCCTCAAAGAGGGTATCGTCATCCACCCAACGAACTGTCTCGGGCATCTTTTTCCCACGATTCCGAAGGTTGTAGCGACGATTCTTGGGCGATGTCTTCTTGTCGGGTGGGGGCGGTGCTGCTTCTCCGCTCTTGGTGCGACGACGGCGGGACACCTGTTTATCTGCCATTACTCCTTCATCGGTAATATTCTTGGCAATCCATTTTATCCGTTTATAGAACAATGGAAGAGTTGGCAAAGAAGGCCCAACTACAGGCAGACTATGAGTTTGCTCATACCCCGTCTATACGAAAAATACTAAAGGTTGTCAAGGAGTTTATTCAGGACTCTAGGGTTCTGTGTTATGGGGGGACTGCAATCAACAATCTCCTTCCCAAAGAGGACCAATTCTACGATCCCGACTACGTTGTTCCCGACTACGACTTTTACAGCGAAGAGCCACAACTGCACGCCCTGCGCCTCGCAGATCGCTTTGATGCTCTAGGATTCACCAATGTTGAAGTCAAGCCTGGTATGCACTTGATGACCTTCAAGGTGTTTGTAGATTTCACGGGTGTTGCCGATATCACCTATCTCGAGACACCTATTTTTGCCAAGCTGTGGGATGAGAATCTAGTGAAGGACAAGATCCATTATGTGACCCCCAACTTCCTTCGCATGTCGATGTACCTTGAACTCTCTCGTCCTCGCGGAGATGTGTCACGATGGACAAAAGTGTATGATCGCCTGATGCTCCTGAACAAACACTATCCCGTAGGATGTGGAACCAAGAAACGCGAAGATCATGTTCTGCTGACAGAGACTGAGCGTTCGCGCATTGAAAAAGTATTGAAAACTGAGCCTGTTATTCTAATAGGATTCCACGCCGCTGCTCTCCATTCCAAGCGTCGTAACAATACCTGGCACGTTCCCATCGATGTTCTAGTGACCCCCGAAACGTTTGACCACTACGTGAATACGTTTGCCGATATTCTGGGTGGTGAGAAGGTGAAGATCGTGGAGCAAGCTGCGTATGCAGAGCTTCTTCCTCGTCATGTGGATATCATTGAAATCAAGAGTGGTTTCCTCCTGGTCCGTATCTTTGAATCCTTTGCGTGCCATAGCTACCACCAGCTCCGCGATGGAACGAGGGTGGCGTCTATTCCTACCCTCCTACAGTTCTTCTTTGGGTTCGTATATGCCGATGCCCATTTCCTGGAAGGATACGATTCTGATCGCATCGTCTGCATTTCCCAGCGCCTCGTAGATATTGCACACACCGAAGGCAGGCGGCGGTTTGTCCTCCT